TGAGTTTATCACTAGCTGAAATTTTAAAACTAATCTGGAATCTACCATCACTTAAGTCTACAAGGTAGCTGTTTGTGATTTCTTCCAAGTCTTTGACCAAGCACTCTATTTTGTATGCTACCAGTCCAGTTGTTGAAAAAGTTTTATTGAGCACGTTAACAATGCTCATACGCTCTGATAACTCGTGCAGTCGACCACTATAAGTTTCTAACTCCTCGGACATTTCTGCCAGTTGCTTACTAATAGTGTCAACTTTAGAATTATGTGCACTTACTGCTTGATTGGTTTTTTCAGCAGCTTGTATACGAGTACGAGTAGTTTCAATACTGTACTGTAGTCCAGCAAGATCAGATTGTAGTGTAGCTTTATCTAGCACAACATCTGGCAGTTCTGTGTCAATAAGTAAGTGATACTTTTCCCAGTCCGCTTGACTTTGCTGTGCTTGTTGCCAAGCTAAGACTTTCTGTGCGTGTGCATTTAAGTCTTGTGTGATATCTTTGCGAGACTGTGTGGCTTTGTCCAATTTTTCTAAGGCGGCTTGCTTTATTGCAGCTTGCTCACTTACAAGTTCGGCAATCTTGTTAACGTCTATGGACTGTAAACAAGTAGGGCAATTACCTTGTAGTTTGTTCATTTTTTGGACAAACGCCTCAACATCTTTTACTGTTTTTTGCAGCTCAATTGATGTGGTATTAAGCTGTGATACAATCGTTTGTTTTGTGCTTACGTCTTCTTCTGGTTTTTCTGGCAGTGGTAAGATTGTAATCTTAGACTGTAATTGTTTGTAGGTATTGTTTTGTGCAATCTTTTTGTTGGTAGATTCTACACCCTGAATAGCTACTTCTAGTTTAGCTGCTTCTTGCAATACTTGTGAGTCTAAGTTGGGTACCTCTACTGGCTGTTTTGGGGTTAAGTCAACCTTAGAGTATTTGTCTAGCCAGGCAACAACTGTGTTTACCTGTGATTGCGTTGAGGCAATGTCTTTGCTTAACTCTTGTGCTACTTCTTTGAAGACTTCTTGTGCTTGAGTGTAACGACCCAAGTTTAGGATTTCAATAAGGAACTTTTTACGCGCAGTATCTGCAGCAGTTAAAAACTCTAGGCTTGATGCATTACTCTGATAAACAATTTGACTAAAAGTTTTATGGTCAATGCCGATTACTTCTTCAACAATTTTATAAGTGGCTGTGGAAGTATGTGCACTAATGTCCACACCATTTTTGTACAACTTAACCGTTTGAGTAGTGCCACGACGTGTTTCGATCTTGTACTCTGTACCATCTCGGTCAAACACTAGTTCGATTGCATAGTGCTTGTCTTTTACATACCGGTTAAGAATATCGGCCTTTTTAATGCCTTTGGAATTTTTATTGAACAGTACTTCTTCAAGCACTAGGGCAATAGAACTCTTGCCGTGACCATTTTTTCCTACAAGCTGTGTAAGTGGTGCAGCAACAAAATCAATCTTGTTGCCCTCACCATAGCTGAATGCGTTAGACCATGCTAGTGTTTTTATTGTTATCATTTGCTAGTTTTCTTTTTAGCTCCTGCAACCCGCCAACATACACACCATCTAAAAAGATTTGAGGTACGCTGCGAGCGTCTGGAACTAGTTCAATTAAATCTTTTTTAGTATACCCGTTAATACCAAGCATACGTTCTTCAATCCGTACGCCATGCAAGTCTAGTAGTCGCTTTGCCTCAGTACAGGCTGGGCAGTTTGTTTGTGACCATACTTGCGCTGATTTATGTGAATTTTTCTGCATGATTTTGCATCTCCTGTAGAACTTTGTCTACTGTGGTTTCGGGTAATTCTAGAATATAGGTTACATACTCTCGAACTTCCTGATTTAGGGTCATCTCTGCATCAAGCATCAGGGCGGAGTCTGTATCACGTTTTAGCACTTTGGTAGCGATTAGCTCTGAATCGGCTAGTTCTCCGAGTTCTTGCATATCACCTTGGACTTCGTAAACGGTGTGATCAAAGTCCGTAGCCACTGGCGTCTCGTCAGCGGCGATTGTTCGCTTGATAAGTTGCGGCAAGTTGAATTTAAGCCACGTATGTTCCAAGCTATCAGCATCAAGCAAAATAGCACCGGTATCAACCCTGGAACGATGAAAGCTAGTAGTATAAGGGCTACCAGGGTAAAGAATATTTCTTTGAGAGTTTTCATAACTGTGTAGGTCACCAGCTAGCACAACTTGCCAACGGTTAAATAAGTCTAGATCGACTTCGGGCTTTACGTGTGGAGGAATCTCGCCACGAACGTGTGTGCATAAGATACGACCACCAAAATCACGACCATGTTTTTCGTAGTCTTTGAGCTTATTGTAAGGAATAATGTCTAAGTCAAATCCTACATTTTCATAGTAATCATCAAGCATGCTTACTAGTGGATTTAAGCGGTGCGTGGACTTTTTAAGATTGGTTAGAAACGTTGAGTCTTTTTTCAACATCTCATGATTGCCAGGGTAGATTAGTGTAGGCTTGTGAAAGCTTTCTACAAAGTCAAAGTATAACTCAACTTCGTCCATGGTAGGCAATCGGTCAAACACATCACCGCCTACAATTACCAGGTCTGCACTATGTTGCATTTCACTAAACTGTTCGCAGAATAAGCGGAAGCGATTACGTGACCACTCCACTGGAACATTCTTTTGACCTAGTTTGATGTGTACGTCTGCTGTAAATAGTATTTTCATTGTTTTATCAGACAAAATAGCCCGCAAGCTTTTTAGGATTGCGGGCTATATATTATCAACCTAGTTCTTTGACTGCTTCGGATGCTGCTGTGTCAGCCTCATCACCTTCGTCGGAGTTAGATGCTACTTTTTCCAATAGGGCTAGTACTTCGGCTTCTGTTGGGCGAGGGTACTTTTCATCAATTGATTTAGCTGCTGTTGCGGCTTCACGCTCGGCATCGGTTAGTGGACGTGGTTTGCAACGCAATACACTCAAGTCGTAGCTGATATTAAAAGCCAGTGGTCCTGTTTTGGTACGCTTGAAAACTACATCCCAACCTGTATCGAAATCGGTAGGATCACCCAAATCTTCGGCCGCTGAAACAATTTGTTCAAACAGTTTCTTTTTCAAGTTAAGCGCCTTGACTTTGCCGTCCTTAGGGTCAATACAGTTAACTGTATACGACCACGAGCACTTCAAGTCTGGGTAGAAGGAGGGAACGTGATCTTTTTCGATGTTGTCGAATTTTTCTTTGTCACGAGAGAAAGCCAAGCACTCAACTGGAATGTCTTTGTTGTTAGCCCCTTTGAGCCAGTAGACGTAGCGTGGCAGAACTCCGCCCACTAGTCTAACTGTGTTTTCACCGTCTTTGTATTCATAAGCCTCAACTTTGTTTGAGATTGCTTTGCCTTTGGTATTTTTAAATGAGATTGCCATGTTAGTTGTTTTCGTATTTAAAGTAAATTTTGTTGTCTGTGATTGTGAGCAGCGGATTGTGTTTTAAGGCATCTAAGTCAATGTCTTTGAAATAACTCAAGTCTAGGTAAACTACTCGGTAAAGTTTGTATAAGCTATAGTCACGCCTTCCTGCAAGTCTAATGTATTGCGCTTTGTGTGCAATATCGCAAGTTTCGGAGAAAAGAGGTTGGGCATTTAACAAGAAGCTGTGACCCGACAAGTTTTTAAAACTATTTAGTTCGTGGTGGTTTTTCGGTATAAGCTTTTTGCTAAAGTGCCTTTCCAGCATACTTAACATCAATTTAGGGTCGCAATTTGTTTCTGTTTCTAATAAATCCAGGTTAAAAAAGAGTGCCATAATGATTAACTTAGACTATATTATAGCATAAAGACCACACTGCTGCAAGTGTAAATTTTATCATGCTGTTATTACCTGCCAGCCTTTACGTAAGTAGAGCGCCAGCCTATCGTTGTTTTGTTTTTTATCTGCGTAACCAGCAAAGTTAATATCTACAACTAGGGGATCTAACTTGCCTTCGTGTAATCGCTGTACACGACCCACAATTTGTTCTAGCAAACTGTCGTTGCTCATTGGGGCTGCAAGGATAACACAGCTGAGCGTGTTAATAGATATGCCTTCTGAAAAGATTTGCCGGCTCCCACAAATGGCTTTTTTGGTTCCATCAAGTACTTGTTGCTTGATGTGTTGTCTGTCTTCGTATTCTGTGTCGCCTGTAACAACCGCGCAATCTTCGCCAATGTATTCTTTCACTTTGTGTAAAAACTCCACTCGATCAGCAATAACCAATACCGAGTGACCTTCTTGCATATGCATTAATGCAATAGTTGCAATAAACTGCCTGTACTTTTCTGACTCTAGCAATTCCGTGACTTTTTCAACCCAAGGAACGCCTGGTTTTAGCGTAATCCCAGATTTAACAATGTGCACTGTGGGTGTTAGTGTGTTAGACTGCGGTGGTTTATAAACAACCGGCCCAAAGTAGTCACGGAACAGAATATGTTTACCGTCTTTGCGAATCATTGTACCTGACAGCGCAATACGGTATCGTGCGTGAAAAGCGTCCACTGTTTGTGCAAACGTAGTGGCAGGACAGTGGTGGGCCTCATCAAGGATAATACACCCAAACTCCTTAGATAAATCACCAGCAATTTTAGCAAGGGTCTGTATGTTGGCAACTGTGATAAAGTGGTCTTCATAGTCTATCTGTCCTCCGCCGATTACTCCAGGTTTGTGTCCAAACAGCACTTCGATTTCTTCACACCACTGATCTCTGAGAGCAGCCGTGTGTGTGATAACAAGGGTCTTTTGACCAAACTTGTGTGCAAGGTGTAGTGCTGTAAATGTTTTACCCCATCCAACCAGTGCGTTGATGAAACAAGTATCGTCGATTGGGTCATATACTACCTGCTGCTCTGGTCTTAGTTCAAACTTAGGGTCAGGAAAAGGTATATGGTCTACTATGCGTTTGTCAATGACCTCGTAGTCGTCTGGAACCAAGTCTAGACGGCCTTGTGGGATGCTCAAGATGCCTTTGGGCAGTACTTTGTAGTTTTTGATAGTTTCAACTGTAGCAAATTTCTTTGACCCAGTGTCTTTTTTGATTTTGTATGTAAGCTCACTGATAACCTTTTTGGTATGCTCAACACCAGGGTTATCCATGTAAATACGATTTGATATAATTGCTTTAGGCACTAGACCATTCTCCAACTATCGGGCTTGTGTGCGTCACAAAAACCATAAAAAATATGTGCCATGCCTAATTGCAATACTCTGGCATAGTGTTGATTTTCACCAGGCCGCTGCATGGCTTTGAAGCGGCTAGACAGACCTTGCAATTCAAACACACACCCTAGCCCTGCCGCAGGTAAAACTTGTTTGATCTTGCGTGTAGTCAGTTTGGCGCGTGTGGTTTTTTCATAGTGAAATACTCTGCCACTATTATCAATAAACCAAGTAGTAGACTTGGCTAATTTTACCAAGTCTGCTAAAAAGTAGATAGCGGTGCGAACTGGAAATAGCGTTACCTTAGGGTCAGCTTTTAAACGCAGCCCGCGCATACCCAAAGTAGTTCCAGGTATGCTGGCGTCGTCTACTACGCGCACAGTTGCTGTTTCAGAATTCAGCTCATCAACATAGTGCGTGTAGTAGTACACAACCCCAGACTCTTGTCTGGGTTCATGCTCACCTAGCCTGAACACGGGCCAGTGTATCTCCGATAATTTCGTATGTTTCTGTAAAGTGTCCAAAACTATAATCCTCGCCAATATCTTGATCTACACCAATTGGGGTGTTTGGGATTTCACAGCCCCACTGGTGTTGAGTGTTACGCTTTAGGATCTCGCAGTATTCCACCACATCTTCGTCTTTTACAAGCGCAACAATCGAGTCATGAACCAGCATAAAGATTTTAGCATCTAGCTGTTTCTCTTTAACTTCTTGTGCTGTTCGCATAGCGCCAAGTAAGTTAACATCACTGGCAAGTGACTGTACTTCAGCGTTGATTCCGCTACGGACTTCGTGAGCTGCGATACCTTTATCTGCGCTAAACACATTAGGTAGTCTGCGTTTCCTGCCAAAGAATGAGTATGTATAACCATTTGTTTGAATAAAGTTTTTGCGATCTTCAAGCCACTTTTTTAGCTTGTTGAATTTTGTAAAGTATTGTTTAATATCGTCACGAGCCTGCTCAACAGGGTAAACCTCACCAGTGGCTTTTGACACAGTCTGCGATACTTTGTTAGCACCTGAACCGTACAAAATACCAAAAGAGATAGCTTTAGCCGATTGACGCATACTTCCAAACAGCTTTTTAACGTCTTCAACCGCACATGGCAATGAGAACACCATTTTAGCAATTGTTGAGTGAAAGTCGCCGCCTGAACTAAAAACTTCTTGCAGGTTCTTGTCACCGCTTAGCACAGCCGCATAGTACATTTCAGCTGTGGTCAAGTCTTGCGATACAATCTTGTAGCCTGCTGGAGCCTGGATGCAACCTTTGATAATAGGATCGTCGCGAGGTATTTGCTGAGCGTTGAACTTCCCAGAACTACTAAGCCTACCGCTAGTAGTAAATATAAGATTAAAATTTGTACGAATACGACCATCGCGGTCAATTTCTGGTAGAATCTTTTGAATATAGGTGTTTTGAATCTTGCCAAGCTGACGAACCTTTAAGATAGCTGCTGGTAGTGGATGTTCATCTGATAGTTCGCCAAGTACTTCTGCGTCAGTTGAGACTGCACCAGTAGCTGTTTTCTTGCCAGTCGGGTTAAGACCCAAGTAGTCAAAAAGCACAACACGCAGCTGCATAACACTGTTGGGATTAAAGATTTTGCCACTGTCACGCTCGTATTGTTTTACTGCATCAAACGAGTACACAACCTGCTTGGCAGCCTCAATTTCAGCATCAAGGTATTTACTAGCAGCAGCCATGCGTTCTGTGCTCATAGGAATACCAACTTCTTCCATGTCCATCAAGAACAGTGTACCAGGAATCAATATTTCCGAATAAACTTTACGCAGTTTGTCGTTGGCTTGTACAATGGGCCAAAACTTGTGGAAAAGTTCGTATGTAACGGCTGTGTCAATCGAAGCGTAACGGCTAATAGTGTCGAATGGGATAAGGTCATAGGTAAAGTCATCTTGCAGCAAACCATTGGCTGCACAGTATGCCTTTTTAAAGTCATCAAGTTCACTATCATAGTCGCCGTAATCGGTGTATTTTAAGGCCAATGGCTTCAAACCATGTGAATCAGTTTCATCTAACACATAGTGCATGACCATTGTGTCGTGTACACGACTACGAGGAAAACTAATGCCAAGGTGATACTCAATCATCTTGTAGTCAAACTTCATGTTGTGAAACACTGTTGTGTATTCATTAGCAATCTTTTGCAACAAGTCCATGCACTCGTCGTCTAGGCAGTCTGTTAAGATATAACGACCATGCTTGGTTTTGTAGCTTAGTGACAAACCAAGTACGTAACCGTCTCGTGGATAAAGACAAGTTGTTTCCGTGTCCCAGGCAACATAACCTCGGGCATTGTCCATTACTTCTCGCAAAAATTCTTTGGCTTCATCAGTGCTGTCAATACCCTTAAAATCACCTTGTACACTAGGCTTTAGTTGACCTTTTACGTACTTGTGAATACGATCCACAGCACGCTGAAAGTCAGGTTTGCCTTCAGGCTTGAAGCTCAGCATTGCTGGATTTGAGATAGCAATAAACTTGTCGTTGACAAGCTGTCCAGCCATGTTGGTTACCGAGGTAATCTTGGCGTATTCTTTGGCAGCTTCTGCGCCGACTAAGACTACGAAGTCGTATGGCTCCAAGTCTACTACCAAGTCTACATCTTTTTTCAGCAATTTGGTAATTGGCACCGAACTCATGTGGTACTGGTCATACTCAAACTCAAAGTAGTCTGAATAACGAGTACGGTTGGGTGCTTTGTCAATAACTGCAATTTTCATTTATTATTCCTTGTGATACTTTATTATAGCGTATCTGAGCTAACATTTCAAGTTTATTTATTAATGTACTCTGCAATGCTTCGTACATTCTCACTATCTAAATCGCCAGGGTCTACACCATCTGGTAGGTCTACTACTTCCGTAATAAAACCTTCAGCTTCGATAATAGGCTTGAGTAATTGGGCGGCCTTGCGACCCGCTTCGTCACCATCGAATAGTAGATATACGTGCGTAATACCTTGAGCCTTAAATGGAAGTAACTTCGATTTCGTTTCGTTTTGTAGGGTATTGGTGCCAAACGCGCAGACAACATTTTCACAACCTTTGTCATATAAGTTAAGCATGTCAAACATGCCTTCTACAATTACCATTGAACTATAACCACTTGGCAAGTGGCTGGGAAATAGTGGCATCTTAACACCTACAGGATAGTTAACATACCTGGGATTGCCTTGTGACATTGTATGTCGTGCCACAAACACAATATTTTTACCAGTAATGTCTTTGATTGGAAACACAATACGGTCTTGTAGCTTTTCAACTTGATTTGTATAAAAAGCCTCAAAATGCTTGAGTGTTTGTGCACTAACGCCACGAAACACTTTGGTCCAAGGTGTGTAGCCACTAGGCAATTCTAGTTCTTGACCAAATCGTTTTAGTACTTCCAGCTTTTCTTTAAGTGCCATAATCTTGATGGGTACTGGGTTTGTAAAAACTCCATAATACTTAAAAAGATTGGTTTTAAAGCCACAAGCAAAGCAATGTGCTACGCCAGAAACTTTGTCAACACGAAAGCTGGGGTTTGAGTCACTATGATCTGGGTTTAGGCATTTGATAAGATAGTCACGACCTGAAACAGAGAACTTCAGGTCGTTTTTCTGGATAAGTTCTAAGACTGGGTCACTCATTATGCATTCCAAGGTAAGTCTGCACCGCTATCTGATACCGGCACCACTTCCTCTTGACCTTTCTTTACTTTTTTAACTGGTTCTTTAGCTGCTGGGCGATCCACACTCTGTGGCGAAATGCGTAGTGAGTCCCAGTCAATTGGGCACGTAAACGCCATTTCTTTACCGCCTCGGATTTTAGTGGTTTGAAAAGAAATTGCACTGGTTTCTTTATCATGAGCTTCCATTGTAAGTGCGATATCTGCGGCATCCAAAATACCTTTGGCAAAACGTGCTTCTCCGTTAGCGTCGATTTGATATGGACTAACCATAACGATCTCGTACTTACGGGCAAGGTTTTTGAGTTTCTTGGACACTTCAATTTGAGGTTTCCAATCATAGATATCTGTGCCTTCAATCTGAATTTGATTTAAGTAGTCAACTACTACCAGTTTTAGTTTATCGCCAAACTTGGCTTTAGCTTTGCCGATATGCAAGTCGATGCTGCTTAGGGTCAAGTCACGATCATCAACAATAATCATTTGATTATCTGCTTTTAGCACACAGTTTCGTACTAAGTTTTCTTCAAACTTGTAGCGGTCGCGGTGACGTAAAAACTCCGAGACTAAGTCACCGCTATTCTCAAACATTTCTGCTCGGGCTCGAACTACTCGTAGCAGTTCGTCATCTGTTAGTTTGTGTTGTTTTAAGTTTTGTAGGTTTACATTTGCCAGGATACTAAGATTACGTTCCATGGTCTCTTTAGCAGTCATCTCAATACTAAAGTAAATACTACTGTTACCAGACTCATATTGATTAACAAAAAGATTGCTACTAGCAATAGATTTGCCAGATCCCCGTTTACCTCCAATGAGTATGAGTTCTTGGCGAGCCACGCCACCAAGCACACTGTCAAAACCGTTATTAAGGCCAAGATAAACACGTTCTTTTTCCAAATCTTCTGGGTGGCTGAACATCATCATGTCAGCCATTGTAAACACTTTTTCTGATGTGTGGGTCTTTTCTTCAATTGTTAATGCAATTGAAGCTAAGTTTTCTTTTATTTCATTTGTATCGTAGAGTGGTAACTTGTCTACGAATTTATCTAGTAATTTTACCGTTTCGTTTTGAGTATACTGGTCGATTAATGCGTCCAGGGCTACTTCTGCGGAAACGTCTGGTACCTCGGTTAACCGGAGAGTTGCCAGTGTTTTAGACGCCGGACCCTCCCTTAAGGTTAGCTCAAGATCGTCAAAAGACGGAATTGCGCTGTACTTTTCGTAGTATTTGTTTACTACGCTGTACAAGGAAGAATACGCAGGGTCTAAAAATACCAACTTGAGTTTAGCCCAAATATCTAGGTTACGCTCAGTTAATAATTTGTTTAAGACTACTGCACTAGTATCCAAAGTTACCCTACTTTCGCTTCATTGTCAATAATAACTTGATCTACGATTTCAGTTACTTTGTACATAACTTGCTCTCGCAGCTTTTTTAAATCTTGTTGATAAGTTACGCCACTATCATACAGCAAACTCAGTTGTTCATGAGTTATCAACTGCTGTAGGCCAAAATAAATGTGGTCGTAAGCCATTGTAGATTCTGGTGAGATTTCTACTTGTGCGGCTTTTCCATAATTGTGCATAGCCTGTTTGACGACTTCTTCCATCGTAAACGACTCGTTGTCATGGTATGTAATTGTAACACGCATACTCTTGACCTCCTAAACAGAAAAAGCCCGGGAGCTTTATGGAACTCCCGGGCTACTGATTTAAACCAAATTAAGCAGCGGCTTTGGCTTCTGCTTTGGCTTTTTTAGCTGCGCCGTCATAGTCAGCAACTTTGATACCACGACGAGTCAACAGGGTACGCAGGCCACGCTCTGTTTTGTCAACTTTAGCAGCAATTTCTGCAACAGTCATAGTGTGGATGCTAGCACCCAAGGCAGTTACTTGGTCAACAGACTCTTTAGCATGAGATTCTTTTTGTGCAGGAATCTTAGCAATCTGGCCTTTACGTGTCAGGCTCAAAGCCTTACCACGAACTGAGGCAACAGTTTTGTTGAGTTTGGCAGCGATTTCTTCGATATAGCTACCTGCGTCAGCCATACGAACAAAAGTAGCTTCTTCGGCTTCTGTGTAAGTACGAGCAACTTCAACTTTTTCAGCAGGCTTTACTGAGCCAGTCAACTCAAGGGCCAACAGCTTGCCTTGAATTTGCTTTGCAGTGAACTTGCCGTCAGCAAAGTTTTCAGCAATATCTTTGTAGGTTAGGTTACCAGCATTTGCGTTAACGAAATCGGCAAGATCAGCGCCTTCGTCAGCAGTAAATGCACTTGTTTTTTCTTTTGCAAGACTAGCAACTTCACGGTCTAGTTGACGCAGTTTGCTGGCAATACTGCGAGTGGTTTTACCCAACTGCTCAGCAGCACGCTCAACGCTATCAACGCTAACAGGGCTTTCGCTGCCAACGATTTGCATCAATTGGTCAACAGCTTCGTCAGACCAGTTTTTAGTTGTTTTTTCAGTCATTTGTGGTTTCTTTCAAGAAAGTATTTAGGTTTGTTATGATTTGGATGCCAAGAGACTCGGCTTTTTTGCGTTTTGTACTAGCTTTATCTTCTTCATCAACTAGGATATCAGTGGCTTTTGTTACTGATTCAGTAACATTGTAGCCTGCCTCTTCTAGTGCTTTGTAGGCTTCTGCTTTAGTTTTGTAAGAAGATAACTTTCCAGTGATACAAACAGTCTTGGAATTATTATTACTATTTGATGTGGAATTGCGGTTGGACTTAAAAGAGAACGGCAAAAACTCTCGTAAGTCAGGGAAATCTGTTTGTAGCCAGCCAACTAAGTTTTCTGTGACTTTGTCGCCTAGGCCAGCTTGTTTGCAAGTTTCGTAAGTGATTTGGTCAATGTGCTCGACAACACTGCAAATCTTTTGTGATGCTGTATTGCCAACCAGTGGGATACTGAAGCTGGCAATCACTGTGGCCAAGTCAGCACCTTTGGCACGCTCAATCTCGTCTAAGAGTTTTGTGGCTGTGCGCTCACTGCCCAATGCTTCAGCTGCGGAATCTTGGTCTAAGTAGAACAGCTCGGTTAAGTCTTGTAGGTTGAGCTTTTCAACACTCCGAGGCCCCATGCCTTTGATGCCCAGAGTCTTGCAGAAGTGTTCAACTTTTTTACCCAGCTGTGCTCCGCAAGCTGTGTTGCGACAAAACAATTGATCGTTGACCAATTCGAGTTTATAATCACAGCAGGGGCAGGTTGTTGGGATTTCGATCTTCATGTTGTTTATCACTTTGTAGACTATATTATACTGGATTAGGTATGGTTTGACAAGTGTAAATTTTTACTCCTCAAGCATCAACTTTATGTAGTATGCAAGGAATAATTTCTCCGGCACGTATAACGGCCACACGATCACCAATTCGCAAATCCAGCATTTCAATAAAACCTGGGTTGTTCAAGGTAGCACGACTAACCATAGCATCGCCAATAAGTACAGGTTCCAGGATACCCACAGGAGTAACCTTGCCTGACTTGCCAACTTGCCATTCAACTGCCGTGAGTGTGGTTTCAACGTGTTCGGCACGCTCTTTTTTAGCATATGCACCTCTGGGATGTTTGGCTGTGTAACCCATCTCATAGAACAGCTCGTTATCGTTAACACGGAACACTACACCGTCACAAGGAAATATTTTGTCCAAGTCCGGCTCATTGATTACTGAAAAGCCTGAGTCGTGTAAGAGATTTAGGTCTTGGTTGAATGTGTCCGATAGGCTAGGCTGAACACCATAAGCAAAGAAACTTAGTGCTCGTGATTGAAATTCAGCTACATCTTTTAAGTTAAGTGCACCGGCTGCATAGTTACGTGCATTTTCAATGTTGAGTGGAGCAACAATCTCGCCAGTAACTTGGTACACGCCTAAAAAGGGAACTTTTTGTGGAACAATGGGGTTGCCCAAGAATTTATCAGTTACAATCTGACCTTCTACACCATCCCCACGGGTAAGAACTCGAACAAGATTACCATCAACATAAAGTAGGCTAAGAGCTGCCCCATCCAACTTAACACTTGTAGCAATGCCTCGAATGCCTTGGAGAGGTTGGACGCCTTCATCTTCGTAATACTTTTGTAGTGAGTACATTTGGTACAAATGTCGCTCGGTTTTGAGATTTTGTTTTGCCCCCACAGCACCGTAACCCACGCTATCAGCCAATGCATCAAACTGTGCATCAGTGATAAATGGTGAGCCTGCATAATAAGCGGCTGAAGCCGAATCTAAATATTGTGTGATTTTGTTCATAAAACAATTATAACAGTTTAGGGTCTACGAAACAAGTATAAATTTAGAAATGCCGTCCAAAAGCGCAGTAAACCTGAAACCAGGGAGATATTTGATAAGTTTGTTGATCGTGATCCCAATAAGGGTTAATCTCCCACGTTACCTCCCAATCACGACTGAGTTGCCAGTGACGTTTACCAAAGCGAATATTAAACCAAAGGTTGCTCATTTTTCAGTTTCTCACTATAATGTTCAATAATTTCACGACCCTCGGCTACACTGCAAATTTCAAAAAGTCCGTCTAGTAAGGCATAGATATTTTCAGTGCTTGCAGGAATCGAGACACCTTCACGACTAGGTACAAATTCCCCTTCATACGACAAGAAGTATTTGCGTAGTTGTATATAAGTAACGTCTCTGAAATCGTTAACAGCTAATCGAACTTGAAAACCTTTGTCCATGTTTTCTTCGATTGTTTTTGAGTAGAGTATATTCTCGTCCATATTTATCAGCCTTTTGGCGCAGATATAATTCTTTGCAGGTTTTCGTGTGTTGCTGGGGTTGCCCAATGTGTGGTAGCCCAGTCTGTAATGCAGTTGTTTTCTGAGATCTGCGACTCACGTCCTGCTACGCGCATAAGGTTACACCAGTGAGTCCAGTAGTCAGCAAGTATGGCCGCATCAGACCATACTTGCCATACTGCTTCACTGTATTTCTCGTTTACAGGCTCGCAGTACATCCAGTACCTCATACACGAACTCCTAGTTCACGAAGATGTTCTAGTGATGCCAGTTCGTGTGCTTCTTGGTATGCACTCTGTAACCACTTGTCGCTAAGCAGCCAGATACGATAGACCCAGCCGTGTTTATCGGACTTCTGCTCAGACTCAATACGTGCAGTAGAGTCATAACGCGCACTGTACACAACTTCGCCTACACGAAAGCGGTCACGTACTGCACCTTCTGGAATCAGCTCTGGGCGAAAGTAACTTGACCCAGGCACTCGGATTGGTACTGCGTTGTCTTCTAGCACACGCTTAATGAAACCTGCACTGCGATAAGTCATTTTTGAAATTGCATCAACAGTTTCACCATTTAAGTATTCTGAGATAATATAAACTACGTCTTCCCGGCTAGCGGGCTTGCCGCGTAGCTCAGCACGACGTTGTGCATCACGAGCTTGAGAACGCTTAAAGTCCTCGATAATAGTACCCAAGCGGGTAGTGTTGTATGCCATGCCAAGAATCTGGCAAGCATCTTTTTTGGTAATAGGCTTCTGGCCCTCTTCAGTGGGTTCTAGTAGGCGGATAACTCGGCTAATGTTGGCCGGAGTCATCAGTTCGGTTTCCAGTTCGCTTCGTTTCTTTGTTGCCATATTAATATTTACTTTTGGTTTTTATACCGTACTTTTCTTGATGTTTTGACTTTTGTTTTGCTTCATGCACTGCAATAGCTGTGCGTATTTCTTGTAACAAAGCTTCGTCGTCCCACACAAGAGTGGTCTTGCCGTCAGGCCAAGTGGTAACAGTAAGATGATTGCCTACTACCACTCGTGGTTTAGGTTGTTTCTTTTGTTTCATAACAAAAATAGGCGGCACTAGGCCGCCTGGATTACTTGAGGATACTGAGGAAGTATACAGCTGCTTTGCCAGTCAACTTGCTGAGAATGTCTTCGTCAACAGGTTTGTTCATATCTTCGATAGCTGCTTTCAAGTCAGCAATAGCGGACTCTTTGCTTACACGAGCTGGCTTGTCACCAGCTGCAGGTGTTTTGGTTTTAGCACTACCTGCGGCTGGGTCTTTTTTCACATAAACACCGGCTTGTACCAGTACCATGCGAACGCCATTAGGCGATTGCTCGAATTCTTCGGCAATGTCTTTGATGATTTCAGTTGAGTTGTCAGGTGTTGGGCCTGCGGCTTCGTATTTTGCGATAACTTCTTGCTTAAGTTCGTCTGTCCAAGTTGCTGCCATGATGTGCTTTCTGTTATTTGTGTTTAAATGTGGTCTGTGGTAACGTCGGTCATTTTTTCTGGAATAAACCGGCGATAGTTATGCTTTAAATCATATTTTTGCATAACAGCTATTTTAGCATTATATTGACTCTCAAGCAAGTCACGATATTCGCGGGTGAATTCTGCAAAGTTATCTTCTGGCATTTGCGATACATCAATGCCTTCAAAGTGGGTACTGGGCTGCACTACTTCAATAACTGCACGCTTGCTAGCAGTGCCATCAGCTTTTGTGTAACTAAATTCTACGAGTTTCATGTGGTTTGCCTTTTGTATCAATCTAAGCCACTATTATACTGTGATTTGACTGTGAGTTCAATACTAAATTTCTTGATCTTGTTTTAGGATTTCTCGTGCAAGACCTGTGGAAAACTGCTCTGCCATGCGTTCGCTGAACATTGGCAGTATTAGCAGTGGAGCCACAGCCGCACTTACAAGCACATAAACTACTGTGCTGGTTTTAGGATATTTGGTAAAGCTATTTGAGATTTCGCTAGCACGCGCTTGTTGCACCAGCGGCCAAAACCAAAAAATGCAGGCAGTAATTGAGGTACTAAATGCAAATAGCAAATAGTAGCCAATCAATTCCATGTGCTGCCTTTGCGCATAAAGGCACGAGCGCCTAGTGTGAAGTCAACTTTACCTTGTGGCAGATTGATGAACAGTTTGGTACTTGGCACTGTCATTGCCGCTTGCGCCACTTTAGGGTTAGAACTAAACAGTTCTTTTGGAGCACGACCAGTAAATTCTTTGAACAGTTTG